GTCAGCCGTATCGCGGCGGCGCGCGCGTTCAATACGGACGCCCTGGTTCAGAAGGTCTTTGTTTCCCTTTATCCGGCGCCGATTCCGGCGGACGCTACCCTTCACCTGGAAGTCACGAACAATCCGTTCGACGCTTCGCCGGTGTGGGTAGACATCACCGACAAGGCGAACAGACTTGTCCACGTCTTCACGAATACGACCGCCGCGAAAGGCTATGGTCTGGGCTATCGCTTCTATATCACGAAGGGAACCCAGGAAATCGAAATCACCCAGGCGACGATCCGTTTCGCCTAAACGAAAGGAGGAATTCGAAATGTTTGATCCTACACAATGCGAAAGCGTGAGCATGGCCCAGGCAAAGGCCCAGGAAGAACAAAATCCTGTCAATGCCGCTTTGCGCGCGACTTCGATCGCCTTCGTCGCTTTGGCAGAATCGGGCCAGATCGACGACACAACCGCAACGGAAAACGTCAGCCAGTTCGCGTCCTGGGCTTACCCTGTGGCGTATGCTGTCGGCAATATCCGCCAGTATAACGGCGAACTTTTCCGCTGTGTTCAGGCCCACACTTCACAAGCCGACTGGACGCCTGACGCCACCGCTTCCCTTTGGAAGAAAGTCGGCGATCCGACGGAAGAATGGCCGGCCTGGTCCCAGCCGATCGGCGCACATGACGCCTACAACAGCGGCGACAAAGTGTCCCACAACGGGAAACACTGGACATCTAACGTCGACGCGAACGTCTGGGAACCTGGCGTCTATGGCTGGACGGAGGTGACAGAATGACCGAAGGAATCATTGTCGGCGTTCTGTCGCTGATCGGTACACTGGCCGGAACTTACTTCGCAAACCGAAAGAGTTCCGCCCTGATCGCCTACCGCCTGGAAGAACTGGAAAAGAAGGTCGACAAACATAATTCTGTGGTCGAACGAACCTACGGTCTGGAAGAAGCCCAGGCCGTCCTTGAAGAAAAAATCAAGGTCGCGAACCACAGGATCGAAGATTTGGAAAACCTGGAGAACAGGGCATGACAGGCGGAAGGCGCGCGAAAAAGCGGGAGTTTTCCAAAACCATCATTTCCACCGTGGGGGCGGTCACGATCGTCGTGACCGCCTTCACCTTGATCATGGTGTGGAGGACTGGCGACACGTCGCCCCTTGCCTATCTGATCCCCGCTGTCTTCGCTGAAACTGCGGCCGCCACCGGCTTTTATTATTCGAAAGCCAAAGCGGAAAACCGGATCAAACTTCGGAAGAAGTATGGTCCGGAAATCTACAACGACACAAAGGAGGTATGACCCCTATGTTTAACAGTATCGTCGAAAATCTGGTGAGTATCGGCTGGTCTATGCTGATCTTCCTGTCTGCATACCTGGCGAACGTCACCTTCTCCCTGTGGTACAACATCAAACTTCTTCACGAGCCATTCGACCGCGAAAAGTTGATCAACAGCGCCTACAAGATCGCGACCTTCGTGATCGGCCTGACCCTGTTGTGTGTGGCCTTGACCACACTTCCCCTGTTTGCGAACGAAGTCGGCTGGGCGATCCCCCAGGAGTACACCGACCTTTTCGCTGACCTGGTGATCATCGGCGCGGTTCTTCTGGTGTCCTGCAAGTACATCAAGGAAGCCTTCGTGAAGTTCACCGAAATCCTGAACGCCAGCACGTCCGACGCCCAGGGAAAAGAAAAGGAAGTGATCAACTATGAGTAACAGCCCACTTGTGGACTATACCCGCATTTCACCCAATAAGAACAGCCCCAGAAACCACAAGATCGACACGATCACAATTCATTGTGTGGTCGGTCAGTGTACGGTCGAAACCCTGGGGAATATCTTCGCCCCTACGTCGCGCCAGGCGTCTTCGAACTATGGGGTCGGAACCGACGGCAAGATCGGAATGTATGTGGAGGAAAAGGACCGTTCCTGGTGCAGTTCCAACGCCGCGAACGATAACCGCGCCGTGACGATCGAGGTCGCCAGTGACACCAAACACCCCTACGCCGTAAATGACAGGGCCTTCGCCGCCCTTCTCGACCTTGTGACCGACATCTGTAAGCGAAACGGGATCAAGAAACTTGTGTGGTCCACCAACAAAAAGGACCGTATGAATCACCTGAACGGGTGCAATATGACCGTTCACCGCGATTATGCAAACAAGGCTTGTCCTGGCGACTACCTGTATAACCGCCACGGTGAAATCGCGGCCGAAGTCAACCGCCGCCTGGGCGCCAGTGCTGAAAAGCCGGCAGAGAATAAACCGGCCACTGGCGAAGTGATCCACACTGTCAAAGCCGGCGAAATACTGTCGAAGATCGCCCAGAAGTACGGGACAACCTATCAGAAGATCGCGGCTTATAACAGGATCGCAAACGCGAACCTGATCCGCGTCGGCCAGAAAATCAAAATTCCGGCAGACACCCAGGCCGCCCAGTCCTTCAAGAAGGGTGATAAAGTAAAGGTTCTGAAAGCTGTCACCTACACAGGGAAAGCCTTCAAGACCTACCATGACAAATATGACGTGATTGAAGCCGACGGCGACCGTGTGGTCATTGGTATCGGAAAGACAGTCACAGCGGCCGTCAATGCGGCAAACCTGAAAAAAGCATAATGGCAAAGGAAAGCGGCCAGGGATATTCCCTGACCGCCTTTTTTTTATTTTCCGGTGACCATTGAAAGAGCCGACACGAAAAGGTCCTGTCGCGCGACTGAAAACTGATATGTCTTCGATCCGGCCTGTACGACGACAGAGCCGTCGACAGGTGTCACCGCTGTCAATGCTGAAATCTTACATTCGAAACCGGCCTGGTTATGAATGAAGACGATCCGCCTATTCGTTAAAACGATAGCGCCTGAATAGGTTTCCGTCACTTCGCCATAAACCGTCCGACTGGAACCACCGCCAGTGCTTACCGACACGCCCTTCGCAACGCGGACACGGACGCCAGCACCGCTTCCGGTTCGGCCGACAGCCTTGTTCTTCGTGACAATCTTCGTCGCCGGCGCGTAATAGTGGGCGACTTCGCCTTCTTCCAAAAGAACCGGCGTCCCCGTTACAACAGGAAGTTCGCCCTGTGCGATCGCTGAAATCGCGTTTTCTTCCATGAACGGCGTGTTTCTGGCCACTTGTGCCGCCTGTCTGGCTTCCTTCTGCTTCTTGACCTTGTTCGCACTGAAAAACAGCCCAACGGTGACAATGGTCAAGACGACGATCCAGCCCCACAATGATACTTCCGGAACCGCAATCGACACAATCACCAGGATCAGATCGACAATCGCGGCCAGGATTCCGAATATAATAGCGACTATTCGCATTATATCCCCCCTTCCTACTTGTAAACTTTATAAGGTTCTGACCTTTAACATAATTATACGTGAAAAATGTGTTAAAAACAAGAATGGCGCTGAACATTAACACAAAATTTTCAGGAAGGAGGTCACAACTTGAAAATCTATGACTATAAAGGCCGGAAGAACATCAGTGGAAACAGAATCCGCGAAGCACGATTGAAGAAGCGACTGTCACAGGCCGACTTCGCCGCCAGACTGCAAATAGCCGGAATCACTATGGAGCGCGACAGCGTCAGCAGAATCGAAATCGGAACGCGCTTCGTCGCCGACTATGAACTTATGATAATAGCTGAAATCCTGGACGTAACCGTCGACTGGCTACTGTCCGAAGACTGCGAATAACACAACGGACCACTGGCGAATTTTTGAACCGCCAGGGTCTTTTATTTTTTTGTTTTCCCCTTGACAATATAATACCGGTATTATATAATACTCGACAGAAAGAGGTGACTACACTATGGCACAAGCGCAAATTGAAGCGAACAAACGCTTCCGAAAAAAATCCTATGACCGAATCGAAATAACAGTTCCAAAAGGCGACAGAGAAAAGATCGTTCAAGCCGCCAGCGCGGCCGGTATGAGTGTAAACGCTTTTATCAAAGAAGCACTGGCCGAATATATCGCCCACACAACCAAACAATAAAACGAAAGCCCTGTCCACGAACGGACGGGGCCTTTTTTCATATCAGGAGGAAGCAAAATGAAAAAGCGCAGATTCAAACACCTGTCCTGGACTGACAGGCTGAAAATAGAAACAATGTTAAAAGACAAGCGCCACAAACAGGAAATCGCTGACGAAATCGGCGTTCACCTGAAAACGATCTACAACGAAATCAAGCGCGGCCGATATATTCATACGAATTCCGACCTGACCGAAGAAGAACGATATAGTCCGGAAATGGCCGAAGCGGCTTACCGTGAACACCTGGCCGCAAAAGGACCGGACTTGAAAATCGGGAACGACCACGAACTGGCCCAACATATCGAAAAGAAAATCGCCGAAGACGGTTATTCGCCAGCCGCCGTCCTGGGTGAAATTAAGGAACAGGGCCTTGAATTCAAAACGTCAATCTGTGAATCGACCTTGTATTCCTATATCGACAAGGGCGTCTTTCTGACTATCACGAACAAGAACCTTCCTGTCAAAGGTCAAAAGAAACGCCAGTATAACAAAGTCAAGAGGGCGAAGCGGCCGCCGGCTGGAACCAGTATCGAAAACCGCCCGAAGGAAATCGACGATCGCGCTGTCGTTGGTGACTGGGAAATGGACTGTGTCGAAGGCAAAAAGAAAACAAAGAAAACCCTTCTGGTTCTGACCGAAAGAAAGTCCAGACGTGAAATCATTCGTCCTATGCGCGACCAGACCGCCCGAAGTGTGGTCCGTGTCCTGGATAGTCTTGAACGTGAATACGGCACAAATTTCAGCAAAATCTTTCGGACGATCACTGTCGACAACGGTTCCGAATTCGCTGACTGTGCTGGAATGGAAAAGTCCTGTCGCCGCAAAGGCAACAGGACAAAGATATACTATTGTCACCCCTATTCGTCATACGAAAGAGGATCAAACGAAAATGTGAATAGAATGATCCGCCGTTGGTTCCCAAAAGGAACAGACTTCCGGAAAGTCACAGCGAAAGCGATCCAAAAAGTCGAAGACTGGATCAATAACTATCCCCGTGAAATACTGGGCTTCCGGACCTCCGAAGCCGTTTTCCAGGAAGGTGTCGCGTGTCTTACTTGAAATTTTTTATGAATTTTTGCAATTTAGTCTTGACTTTTTCATTTGTGAGGAGTAGTATTAAGTTGCAAGGTTCAAATGAGCCTTCGCAACTTATTTTTTTACCACGGAGGACCCTAAAAATGAAGAAAATGACTATTAGAAAAATGCTTGAAAGAATCGTCGTCACAACTAACAAACGCAGAGTGAAGAATATAGTTCTGGTCAGCACCGACGGCGAAATCGTGGAAGCGGAATTCGCTGTGGACCTGATCCGAACACTGACAGACTGGAATATCCTGTGGGAAGTAACCGTCATTTCTGAAAAGTTTTACGAAGACCGCTTTGTCGTAATCTTCGACCCAAACATTGAACAGGTCAACGGCGATCCTGACAAGGGCGATACGTGGTTATAAGGCCGCAAACAGAAAGGAGCGTGAGAACGTGGCAGTTTATAAGTCTATCACCTTCGACAACAGAAAGAAAATCGCGGCCCTGTACGCGAAAGGAATGTCCATTTCCGACATTTCTGACGAAGTGGGCGTCGCCCTTCGAACACTGTATGTCGAACTGAAACGCGGCACGACTGGAAAACTGGATCAGAACCAGCGACCGGCCTATGATCCGGTACTGGCACAAAGAACCTACCAGGAAAACATTCGTCGTCGCGGCAGTGGTCCGAAAAGAAAGGAGGTCAAGAAATGACACCGGACAGAGCAACCAGGCGGAAACGACGCCGAATCCGTCTGGCGATCAGAAGGACGTCAGCCCTGGCGGCGGCTATTGCCTTCTTCTTTGCCTGGGGAACGATCGGCGCCATAGAAACCGACGCGGTGTCCCTGGTAGAAGGAACAGTCAGAACCTTCGGCCTTCTGTTCATTGGAACCGGCTTCGCCTTTGTAGGTGGCGCTTTCCGAAATCCTACGGAAAGGAGGTCAAAACATGAAGTACACCGCGACACTGTCGGCCGTCCAGGTCGGACAAGCCGTCAAAAGTCTTCTTCTGCTTGGTGAACGCAAGATCACTATTGAAGAAACAGAAAAAGACCGTTTCGTCGTCACCACAACAACCGAAACGGCCCTTTCAAAAAAGTCTACGAACAGTATATCACGAAAAGGAGTGAAAAGCAATGGCTAACCTGAATTTTTATGACACCGACGCCGTGAAGGCGTTCGTCCTGAATATTTTAATCGAGAACGCCGAACTGAAAAGCGATCTGGACTACGAAAAGAAGTGTTCGAACGACTGGTTCGACCGCTACAAGAAAGCCGATCAGCAAGTGAAAGACCTTGAAGCAAAGGTCGCAACCCTGGAAGGAGGTTCCGAAAATGAATAACACCCTGTACGAAATCACGGACAAGTATTTGAAGGTCCTTGATAACCTGGAAATCGACGAAGAAACCGGCGAAATCCTGAACGCCGAAGAACTGGACGAACTGTCCGGAGCCTTCGAAGAAAAAAGCGAAGCTGTCGCTTGCTACATCAAGAATTCCGAAGTCTTTATCGGCAACCTGAAAGCCGAAGAAGCCAACCTGGCAAAACGCCGCAAGCAGACCGAAAAGCGAATCGACTATTTGAAGAATGTCTTGACCGCGTGTCTGGACGCCGCCGGCCGCGATAAGGTCGAAACCACAAAGGTTCGCGTTTCCTTCCGAAAGTCTGTGGCCGTAAGCATTGACGACGAAAAGGCCCTTCCGGCTGACTTCGTTGTTGAAACCGTTACAACGAAACCGGACAAGACCGCGATCAAGAAGGCGATTCAGTCCGGCCAGGAAGTGTCCGGCGCTTCCCTTGTGGAGAACCGAAACCTTCAAATCAAATAAGGAGGAACCGCAATGAAAGAACTTTCGATTCCCCTTCTTACCGAACAAGACATTGACTGTCGCGTTCAGTCGGTCAGCAAAGCAAAGACCGGCCGCGTCGGCGCCGTCCTTCTGCTTTACAAGGACGCGCGCGTCGATATGCGAATCCTGGACCAGGTATTCGGGCCTGGCAACTGGCAGAGAACCCACGAAGTAATCAACGGAAACCTGTTCTGTAATATCGACATCTGGGACGACGAGAAAAAGACCTGGGTCAGAAAACAGGACGTCGGAACAGAGAGCAACACCGAAAAGGAAAAAGGCCAGGCGTCCGACAGCTTCAAACGTGCCGGCTTCAATGTCGGGATCGGCCGCGAACTTTATACAGGCCCTTTCATTTATGTCGAACTGGCTGACGGTGAATTCTACCCCGAACGCCAGGGCCAGAAAGAAGTCTTCAAGTGCTACGCCAGTACGAAGTTCAAAGTATCGAAGATCGCCTATAACGAACGCCGCGAAATCTGTGACCTGGTAATCGTCGACCGGAACAATAAAGTCCGCTTCAATATGAACGGACACGCACCGGCGCCACAAGCCACACAGAGCGCCACGAACGGGCAGAACGCCCAGGGTGGACAATCTACCAACCAACAGCAAAGAACCGCACCACAACCGCAAAACAG